GTTGGCATCACCAGCTCCTGAAGGGTATTTCCAAACTCAGGTCCGCATGACCTTTGAAACCTTCGAGGATCTCTAGCCATGGCCTTCTACCGCGGGCAGCAAGGCAGCGTCAAGTTTGATGATGCTGCCGTCAGCCTTTCCACAATCGCTAGTACACGGTCATGGTCGATGACCGTTGAAAAGGAATCGCTGGATACCACCGCGCTTGGTGATACCTACCGCGCCAACGTTGGCGGGCTCATCAGCGGTAGCGGCACCTGCGAGTTGATGTACACCGCTAGCAGTGCCGACGAAACCAATACCTTCATCAAGCATGTCAATACCCCGACCGACCAAGGTACTGCATCGTTTGAGTTGTACCTTGATACTGCTGGCACTAAGAAGATTTCCTTCGTTGGCGTGATCACTTCCGCTGAGTATTCAGCAACAGTTGGCGAGCTGGAGGTGATCACCGTTAATTTCGTGACCAACGGCACCATTACCCTAGGGATCTGATCATGGCTTTTTATCGCGGGCAACAAGGTACTGTCTTCTTTGATAAGGCAGGTGCAGGCGGCATCTCTGAGATCGCAGCAGTGCGATCCTGGAGCATGACCGTCGAGAAGGAGTCGCTGGATACCACCGCCCATGGCGGTACGTATCGCGCCAATGTAGGCGGCCTCATCAGCGGCTCCGGTACCATCGAGGTGATGTATGACGCACCTAGCGCGGGTGACAAGCTAGATCTGATCAAGGATGCCGGGCAGGTCACCGATGAAGCTGATGCAGCTGTTGAGCTGTACCTAGATGAAACCGGCGGCAAAAAGATCACCGGCACCATTGTTGTTACCAGTGCTGAATATAGCGCTACAGTGGGTGAGCTTGAAATCATCACGATTAACTTCGTGACAAGCGGTACCTTGACGCTTAGCATCTGATGCCGGCCAATAACCAGCGCCCCGTTGATCTGCTCACCGGGGCTTTTGACCTCAACCAGCGGCGTAAGTTTGTTGTCACTAATGACGCAGGCGATGCCGTGCTGGAGTTGTACTTCAAGCCAATCACCCGTGCTGATCGCAACAAGGCAACAGCACTGGCGGGCTCTGACGCAGCGCTTGAGGTGAGCACACAACTGCTGTGCCAGAAGGCAGAGCTGCAGGATGGCAGTAAGGCATTTGCGCCAGCTGATGCAGCAAAACTGCAACGCGAGCTGCCGGAGCGTGTACTCAACGAACTGGAGCTATTCCTGTTTGGCCTTGGCGGCAACGCAAACCTGGAGGAAGCAAAAAAAGACTAGAGGAAGACTCATGGTTGTTCTTTGAGTTCTTCCTTGCATCGGAGCTTGGCATGACGGTCAGCCGGTTACGCACTGAGCTGACCGATGCTGAGTTCATCCATTTTGCTGCCTACTATGAAGTAAAAGGCAAGCGTGAACGTGAAGCCATCCGGCGGTAGACTGCCGCTATAAGGAGGTGCTGCCGTGGCGGTTGCTAATGTTGATGTCCGCGTTGATAGCACAGGCGCAGTACGCAGCCTGAATCAACTCAATGCAGCATCTAGGGCAACCACCGCGGGCATCAATGGGCTCAAGGCAGCTATTGCGCCGTTGTTGAGCGCATTCGCTGCTATTCAAGCCACGAAGTTTGTAATCGCAAAGACAGCGGAACTTGAGACGCAAACTCGCAGCATTCAAACACTGACAGGTAGCGTTACAAAGGCAAAAGAGATTATTCAGCAACTGCAGCAGATTGGATCAGTAACACCATTTACAAGCACTGAGCTAATTGATTCAGCCAAGCGGCTGACTGCATTTGGCGTATCGGCCGACAAGGTAGTTGAAACTACCAAGCGGCTTGGCGACGTAGCAGGCGCCACTGGCGCAAATCTTGGCGAGTTGTCGCTTGCTTACGGTCAAGTACAAGCCAAAGGGCGGCTGCAAGGCGAAGAGCTGCTGCAGTTCCAAGAGCGTGGCATTGCGCTGCAAGAAGAGCTGCGCAAGATGTATGGGCTCACTGGCGAAGAGTTTAGCAAAGCTCTAAGCAAGGGTCAGATCAGCGCCGAAGCGGTAGAAGTTGCGCTGCAGCGGCTGACTAATACCGGAGGCAAATACGCAAACGGTGCTATTGCGCAAAGCGATACGCTCGCCGGAAGATTTAGCACTTTGCAAGATGGCGTCGAAACACTAGCTAGGACCGTTGGCACAGCATTGATGCCAGCGATTAAGGCAGTGCTTAACGAGGCGGTTTTTGCGATAAATACAATAAATCAACTAATTACAACTGGCGCCAGGGCTCAAGGTTTTGGACTGGGGCAAGCGCAGCGTCAGCAAATACTGCGCCAAGCGCAAAATGAAGCAGAGAGCATCGTAAGTACGCGCCGTATCAGAGATCCATTCGAGCGCAATCGGCAGTTTCAAGAGCTTGCCGCCCAACGCGAGCGCGATTTAATCGAGTCTTATGGCTACAGAACTGGCCAGATAAAGCCACCCGCAAAGCCCATCCGCTCGGAAGCTGCCGCCAATGCAATGACGCAGCAGCTGCTCGGCCAGCAAGTGGGCGGCGGCGGCGGTGGCGGCGGTGGCGGCGGTGGCGGCGGCACAGATAAGGCGCAACGCGAGCGTGAACGCGCAGCGGAGGCGGCGAGACAACAGCAGCAGGCGGTCAATGCAGCGCAGATGCAGCTGTCAGAGGCCAAGGCTTTATATGAAATAGAAGGGCGCATCCTTGAAGCGCGCGCAGCAGGCAACCGCGAACTAGAGGTCACTCGCAGAGCGCAAACGGAGTTGCTGCGCATTAACTTTGAGGCACAACTCTTAAAGCAAAATACTGAACTGCCAGCGGCGCAACGCAAGGCACAACTTGATCAACTTGCGGTGAAGTCGGCAACAGTTGTAAGGCAACTTGAATACGACATTGCTGATATTAATGCCACGCGCATCGAGCAAATCATCCAAATGGCGGAAGGCTATAGCCGCAACCTAACGCTAACGCAAGAACTGACCGCAGAGCAGCAAAAGCAAAAAGACCTTGCTGATGGCATCGCTAACACCATCGGTCAAGGCATGGCATCTGCATTTGATGGCTTGATTCAAGGCACTGAAAACTTTGGCGCAAGCCTGCGCAAAATTGCATCCGGTGTGCTGACTGATATTGCCAATCAGCTGTTGCGTGTGCTGGTGATCAACCAAGCGATCAATGCAATCAGTAATCTTTTTGGCCCCAAGACGGGCGGCAGCTTCCTGCCTGGCGTTAAGTTCAACCCGGCAACATTCAGCATGCCATCCCTGCTGCCAGGCCGCGCCACCGGCGGTAGCGTTACCGGCGGCCAGCCGTACCTCGTTGGCGAGCGTGGCCCAGAGCTGTTTATGCCAGGTCGCAGCGGTGGCATTGCACCATCTGGTAGCTTTGGCGGTGGCCCTACAGTCGTGGTCAACGTTGACGCAAGTGGCACCAGCGTGCAAGGCAACCAGCCTGAAGGGCAGGCGCTTGGTCGTGCTGTTGCCGCTGCAGTGCAGGCAGAATTGATCAAGCAAAAACGCCCTGGAGGCATCCTTGCGTAATGGCTACCTTCCCTGCAATCACACCAGCGTATGGCGCAACCAAGTCATCAGCGCCAAAGCTACGCAAGACGCAGTTCGGCGATGGCTATGAGCAGCGCATTAGGTTTGGGTTAAATCAAAACCCAAAGACATGGGATCTAACTTGGCAGAACATCACAGAAGCCAATAGCGATACCATCGAGGCATTCCTTGATGCACGCGCAGCTGATGGCGCCAGTTTTGACTGGACGCCACCGGGCGAGTCATCTGCTAAGTGGGTATGTGAAACATGGCAGAAGACCATACCGTACACAGGACGCGCAACGATCACGGCAACATTCCGGCAAGTATTTGAGCCATGACCGTACCAGTCTCAGACCTTCAAGCCGTAGCACCAAGCGCCATCATCGAGCTGTTTGTGCTGGAGCTAAACGTCCTGCAGCACGGCGCAGCTGACACCTACCGCTTCCATGCTGGCACCAGCCTTAATGCCAACGGCGAGTTGGTATGGGCCGGCAATGCCTACATGCGTTTTCCGGTTGAAGCGGAGGGGTTTGAGTACAGCGGCAACGGTCAACTGCCGCGACCAAAGATCCGCGTTAGCAATATCCTCGGCAACATTACCACCATTCTGGTGGCGCTGCCTAATGGCCTAGAAGGCGCCAAGCTAACGCGCATCCGCACGCTGGCACGGTACCTAGATGCAGTGAACTTCCCAGGCAATGTCAACCCTTACGGTACACCTGACCCCACTGCGGCGTTGCCGGAGGAGGTGTTCTACATCGACCGCAAGACCGTCGAAAGCCGTGATGTCGTTGAGTTTGAACTTGCCAGTGCATTTGATCTAGCTGGTGTTCGCATCCCGAAACGGCAGTGCATTAGCAATATCTGCCAGTGGCAGTATCGCTCAACGGAATGCACCTATGCACCAGCCGCAAGCTTCAGCGGTACATACAGCCGTAC